TTGGAGTTCCTACAAATAAAGCCCTTCCTTGTGATTCTGCTAAGGTCGGTTGTATAATCTCTCCCCAAACATTCTCTTTCATAAAAGCATATTCGTCCATTACTACCATTGTTGTTGATACTCCTCTAAGACTGTCGGGTTTGTCTGCCCCTTTGAGTTCAATCTTTGCACCATTGTTAAGTGTAACAGATAGTTCAGTTTCATTGATAGTTGCTTGTTTACCTGCAAAAATGCTTTTGAGGATTGACCAAGATACCATCTTAGCTTGTCTATAGGTTGGAAATATGATCCATCTTCGTTCGTTTGCTTCCAAAGGTTTTTTAAGTAACCACATAAGACTGAAGTAAGACTTCCCCCATCTTCTGCCACAGACCAATATCGGAAATCGTGCTTGATCATCAAGGATTGATTTTCTTTGGTCATCAATCTTCCACTTCATTAAAGTCAAATACCTTTATAGGTTCATCTGTTTCATCTCTAATGCCAATAGATTGATGTGCTTTCCCCTCTGTTCTGTTAGCTATAAATTCTACTGCCCAAGATTTGCCCTCTAGTGCATATTTAAATACTTGCCTTAATACTACCTCTATTTTAGGCATACCATCGTTTGTGCCTTCTTCTTCAGCAATCTTTCTTAATATGTCAGGGATAGATCTACTTCCTTGTGGTCTGCCCTTACCAACTGATGATGTATTTCCTTTGACAAATTGTCCTTTTTCGTTCCGATTCTTGCCGATTTGTTTCGGTGTTTTAAATTTTTTCTGCTTTGCCACCAGTATATTCTTCCCATCGTTTAATTATTACATCACAATAGTGTGGGTCAAGTTCTAACCCATAACAGTTTCTATTTGTTTTTTCACAAGCAATTAAAGTTGATCCACTACCAAGAAACAAATCTAAAACTGATTCATTTTTTTTAGATGAATTTTCAATTCCTTTAACACATAATTCTACAGGTTTCATTGTAGGGTGTAATTTGTTTTTTTTTGTTCGATCTATGTCCCAAATATCAAAATTAGATTTTGATCCATGAAAATTATGATTATTATTCCAACCATATACAATAGGTTCATATTTACTCATATAGTCGCTATTACTTAATGTATGATTTTTTTTATTCCAAATAATTAATGCTCTATAGTTAATATTACAACTATGTAAAGAATTAAATAGAATATCTAATTTTAATCTATGAAAAAAAATATAAAAAGCACCAGAAACAAAAGAATTTATATTCCCTATAATACTATTCACAAAAATAACTGCATCTTCGCCTACAAGATTATCGTTTTTTATTTTTTTATATTTTGAATTATAAGATTTTGATCCATCAGCATGAATGCTTCCTGTAAAATCCATTAAATAAGGGGGATCAGTAAATGCCATATTTGCTTTTTCACCATTCATCAACAGTTCTACATCTTCTTCTTTAGTAGCATCTCCACATAATAAACGATGTTCTCCTAATTGCCATAAATCCCCTTCTTTACATATAGGTTCTTTTACTTCAGGAACATGATCATCTTCAATTAAACCTTCTTTTTTGGGTGCTTCAAATTGCAAATCTTCTTCTGTAAAACCCCATTCTAAAAGACTTTCAACATCAAAATTGTTTGCTAATAAGTCCCAGTCCCAATCACCTGTGTTTTTATTAAGTCGGACATTGAGTTCTTTTTCTTTCTCAAGGGATAAGTTTATTTTAAAACAAGGAACTTCTTTTATACCGATTTCTTTTGCTACTTTAACTCGTTGATGACCACCAATAATAATGTTTTTTCTTTTTGGATTACTGTTTATTATTATAGGATCAACAAATCCAAACTCTACTAACGAGTCTTTTAAGGTATTAAATTGTTCTTTAGAAAGTTGTCTTGGATTATATTCTGCCTGAATTAAATCCTTTATTGATTTATTTTCTATCTTCATTGTTTTAGCTGCAGCCAAACTAATCACCCCACTATTTGAAGGTTATGTTCGTTAATAAACGAAATGGAAGGTGTTACCCCTCTACTTATAGGGGCAAAAAGACTACAAGAAACACTTAATTAAGAGTTATAATGCTTGTAAGTGTTGATATTGTTAAAGAATTTATTTTATTTAGGACTACAAAAAACCCCTCGATTTGAGGGGCTTTCTGACTTAATTGACATTAAGAGGTAAAAAAATTAATCTATAAATGGATTTCCATTTGGATAAGTCCATATATGTCTTGAAGTATAAACTCTACCTTCTTTATTTCTATTAATAAAATACTCAATGGGTGGATTATGATAATGACACTTATCATTATTACAATCTTTAATTTGTTTTTTACATTTTTTCATTTTATTCTCCTTTATTTAATTAACACTATAATATAACACTATTTTAGTAAAAAAGGGAAATTATCTTTTTAGGCAAATCATCGACGAAATTAGTTGCTATCATTGTGCTTGGTAGTTCGTCTATGTCATATTGGTAGCCATATTTTAATATGTTTTTTGATCTATCTGAAAATGCTTCTATTACCCCATAGTTTCCTAACTGTATGTGATATGGTTTAAATAGGACTATATGTCTTTGGGCAAGATTAAGATGTAATAAATAACTATCGTTTTCTATTAAGCGATTTGCTTTATGTTCTTTGATGTTAAAAAATGGCATATCAGCATACATGGATTGTGCTTCCATGCTGATTGTTGTGTTTTTATAGGTTATCTTAAAATCAGGATCAGCAGTTATTTCCTTTCTCATTACTCGTATTACTCTATCTTGATCGTGGTTATCAAAGGTTAGTGTTAATTCCTTATATTGTGGCAATGTGAATAGGTAAGCAAATACATCTTCTACTAACCAACCCCTACAGATGTCCATAAAGTGCTGTTCAGGGGTTCTGTTGTCCTGGATATGTGCCATTTCTTTGCCTAATGTCTTATCAATGGTGTTTAGTTGTTGTTTATATGGATAGTATTTATTGTGCATATAGTGATGATAGTCTACTGTGTTAGATAGGTCTAAGAGTTGTTTATATGCCTTATCTAGCTTATTCATTTTCTTTTCAACTATAAACAAATTTTTTTAGTTTATTAATAGGTAAAGTAGTGGCATTTGCTTTCACAAATTTAAATTTACCAAAATCTTTGCCTTTAGCTACAAATTGACCTTTTTTAAAAAAATCATCACAAGAAATCCAACCTAAAATCCAACCTTTTTTGTAATTATTAAGTATTCTTAAAAATATATAAAAATCAGCTTTCTGTTTGTGTATGCCATCTAAATTATGAGAGTTTACAGTACATAGATAGTCTAATTTTGGTTTAAATTTACAAGTTATAGTTTTTACTTCTAATCGCTTATTTTTAGAAGAAATAAGATCATAATCATAATCATCTATATCTTTGTCAAGTTCTAAAAAATCCATTATAATTTTTTCTCCAATATATCCAACTAAAATACGAGATTTTTCAGATCCAAATTTACTCAATCCTAAATTATTTTTTGGCTTAACTTTATCGAGTTTATCTTCAGCATATTTAATAGTGCTTTTAGGAATTTCAATTTCAATCATTTTCTTTTAAGTCGCAAAGTTACTCGTCTTGCTTCGGCTTCCAACTTCTTAATGGCTCTTTGGTAGTAAGTCTTAGCAGATGATTCTGTAATGCACATATTAAATGCTATGTCATCAAACTTTTTCTTATCAACTGCTCTTTCTACAAAGCATTGATACTCTTGATCTGATAGTTGCCTTCCCCCTACAACTCCAGTAAGTACATATTTTAATTCTTCTATTATCTTTATTTGGTCTTTCTCTACTTCATCTATTAAGTCTTGGTATCCTTTAGCTGTATTCTCTATGTCGTTTTTCATTGGGTTTCCTTTAGGTTAAATTCTTTACCCCTCTATGTTTGCATTTACTGCCATCCAATCTCGTATTTGCAAACACTCTAACAAGAGTTAGTATTCCTTTCTCGTTTTGAGGGGTAATCATAAATTTGGACATCCTGAATCTTTGGCTATTTTAATAATATCGTTAATAGATATAAATTTTTTAGTTTTATAATCGTATAGATGAATACCTTTGTGAATAGTTTGTGTAATATCTAGATATTGAATCTCTAATAAGCCCTTGACTTTACAATGGATTAATACCTTATTGAGATCATCTATTGTCATAGTCTTAGAAAAAATCTTTCATATTTAGACCAGCAGATAATCTTTTTGGCAAAGACTGTTTTTCTACTTTGCTTTCTTCTAATTCTGTTGTTGTATAATGTTTTTCTTTTGCATTTTTTTCTTCAAAACTTTCTTTTGTCTTTTTTAATACATTGGGTTTTAATTCAGGGAAATGTTTTGCTAAACCTTTTCTAATGATTCGTTCAATCGTCTTTTTGTGAGTTGTTACTTGTGGTTTTAATTCTCCATACTGGAAAGTAACCCAAGATTTAAGAAAGTATTGATCCTCATCGGTTTTTATCATACCTAATCTTACTTTAATGATTTCAGGTATATCGCCTTTATATCCATTACAATAGAACTCAATAGCCGATGTATCAAATTCCCAAAAGCCATCGTATGTACAAGATGTGGTAATGTAATACCATAACACCTTTTCTTCTGATGTCAGTTTCCTAAACCAACTCTTATTATTAATATCTGCATCTAAAAATCTCTTTTTCATTTTTTTAACTCCTGTAGTTTAAGTATAAGTTTAAATACTTTCCAACCCCAATTCAAGTCTTTAATCTTGTAATGGTGTGCTTCATATACTCCTTTTTCTTCTTTATCCAACTTTAATAAGATCGCACCTTTGATTTTCCACATCTTTTTTCTTGATTCAAGCACTTGTGGCTTATCTTTTGCTGCTGGTGTGTTCTCAATAGTATATTTATTATCAATATGTTCTAACCAAAGTTGTCTATATGCTGCTAACTGTACTAAGAACTCATCATGAACTGCATTACTGCTCTTAAAATCAATTAAAACAAGTTTTCCATTGACTTCTGCTATAGCATCAAATGTTCCACCATATCCATATTTTTCAGATACTAATTTCATTTCAGTTTCCAAAAACTTTACATCATTGTCTTTAAACCATTGATAGTATCCATAATATGCTGTTTTGGC